CAAATCTCTAGTTCTCTTCTCAGGTGTGTCAACTCCTGCCACTCTTACCCTTTCTTTTTTGTATAGATCGAAACCTAAGTCAATTGTAACATCAATTGTGTCACCGTCAACAACTCTGTTGATTTCAATCACTCGGAAGTTATAACAACTCTTCCGACTTGGTGGGGTCATTGCTCCCATATTTTATTCCTGTAAGTGGATTATTTATATGCCTTGGTCTTTATGTCTCTCAAAAAATTCTTGTAATGAAGATTGTAATTGCCCTTCATTTTCTTTTGGATCTAATTTATGATATCCCTTTTTCTTTTTCCATTGACTATACATTGCTTGAAGATGCCAAGATTGAGCGAGACTATGAGGACCGTTCTCTAGTAATTCTAATTCTTTTTTGTTACGAGTGTAACTCTTATATTCTTCTCTCCAATTGGAGTCATCGTAAGGTTTTTCCATTAAAAAGTTTTAGGGTGCGTATTAATATCACCATTATCAATGGTGGCATGATCCAGATGATCGATATGTTCGATGTGTCCGTGATCAATATTTATATGCACATTACTCTCAAGCACCCTAGCAATTTTTTCTAGACTGTCTGCTATTCTTTTCAAGTCATCATTCATGGGTCAAAAAATCCAAATGCCAAAATAAACAGTATGAGTATCGTGAGATACACTGCTGCGTGTATAATCATATTATAACACCCTAACTTAAAAAGTGCAAGTTAAACGTATGCTAATCTAGGAATTACTACAATTGCGAATGTAATTATTCCTAAAACAATAACTGATGATTTTATTGGTATGTCTTTCATTTTATTTGCTTTATATAATCTATTGAAAAAGGATGCTCGTGTAGATACGGAACATCCTCTCTTGCAAATCTTACTGCATCGAACGCATCTTCGGCATATTCGCCAATTTCATGGTGTTCGTTTTTAGTGTCGTGCCAACCTAGTGTGTAGTGGGACATGATTCTTTTCAACTCCAATACATTTTTATTTAGTATAGCAGACTAGGTAAATATACGCATTAATGTGTGGACTCCCACACCTTTACTTGACTATATCTTCTAATCTAAACAAAGAGATAAATTCAAGTTCATTATTCTCCCAAACCTTATGATCTTCCTGACGATCTACGATTGCAACAACACGATTTACAATATAACCTGCGTCTCTTAATACATTCACTGCTTTGATTGCACTACTTCCTGTAGTGGTCACATCTTCTAAAACAGTAACAACTGAACCTTTAGGTGGTTTATTACCTTCGATAACTTCTTTTGTTCCGTGTCCTTTTGGATTTCTTCTTACAATCAAGGCATCAATATGCTTACCAGAATAATATGCCTTCTGTGCAATACCACATACTAATGGGTCAGCACCAAGTGTAAGACCACCAACTGCAACAGCATCATCTTCAACGTGTTCTATCATTAGATGTGATAGAAGTGCATTACCTTCACAGGATAGAGTAACAGGTTTACAATTGATGTAATGTTCTGATTCTTTACCAGACGATAAAGTAAATTGTCCTTTCTTATATGCTCTCTCCTTGAGTAGCATACGCAATGTTTTTCTATGATTTTCCATAGTCGTATTCTATCACAATAATTTATTAAGTCAACAGTTCTTATTCAAGTCTTCTGCCATTCCACCACCGATTTCTGCACCCTGATTACCTGAGAACATTGTTACCCAACCAGCAGCCACCCAACCAATAATAGGAATAGAAGCAACGGAAGGAGCAACACTAGCACCAACACTGGAACCAACCAACCTACCCGTTTGCTCTGCTCCTCCGATTGCTTTGATGCAAGCTTCGGACTTGGAGTTTTGGTTTGCGACGACTTGATTGTAGGGTTTTGTGTGAACTGAACCGTCCATCGTGTATTGTTCCACGACTTTCTCAGTGTTGTTAGCCAACCCCAGAAACCCACCTTTTTTCTTCACATCCCTTTCCACACGCATCACCTTGGGATCATTTGCACGATAACTTATTCGATATCCATCTCTTCCAACTTCTGCTTCATATGCTGTATAAGGTCCAACTGGCACATTAATACTAGGTAATTTACTCTCACGATTAGATAATAAACCTATCATTCCAATGTGAGACACTCCGACAATACCACCTAGTCCGAGTGCTAACCATTTAGACCATTTAATGTTTTCCATACCCTATGCTTTGTCATCTTTTTTTGGTGCAGGGGGTGTTGGTGATAATACAAGTGGTGCCT